CTAACAAAGTTAATGACGATTTTGGCAAGCATGTCGGTACTTTTGGCACCATCGTTGGAAAGTTATTGCAAGGGTTTGTTGGATTTGAAAAATCTATTCTGGGTAGTCAGACAGGATTTTTATCGGCCGTCCTCGGATTAGTTATCGGGCCGACCGTTGTAAAGTCTGTTATCAAGGGTGCAGCAACTCTTATCACTGACGCAGGGGTCATGATTGGTAATGTCATGTCCGGCTCTTTTGTCGCCGCTGCCGGTAACGCCATTGCTGGACTGGCAAAAATGTCGTGGCTGAGTAGTATTTTTGCCGGCTTCACCGAAATGTTCACGGGTGATATTACTTCGTTAGTCGGTGAAGACAAAATCCTTGGCATCGGCACTGCCATCATTCGTGGATTCTATACATGGATAACTAAGCCTATCGATTATTTCTTCGGGGCGACTTTCACTAATTCCATTGACAAGGCACTCACTTGGGCCGAAATTAAAATGGTTAAACTTGGCTCATGGCTGGATGGATTACTTGGCATTGGTGACAAAGAAGACAACAAAACTCGGCTCGATGCTTTGCAAAAAACTTATCAGGAATTGCAGGCATCATCCGTTAATACTTTAGGGTCGTTAGGTGAACGCCATCGGCAAACACAAGAAGAAATTGCTACGAATGCGGAAAAAGCTAATAAGAAGATGACTGAATCCTCTACTAAAGCCATGGCGACCGTCGCCAATAACACCGCCGCAACTTTCAATACCATCGCATCTCATTCTGATATCACGAGAGCTTCTTTAGTAGCGGACGCGAGGGCGATGGTGGACGTGCCGCAAATGCAGCCTAGAACTGTTGCACCACCAGCACCAACACCCGCAACTCCCGAATCTGAGACAAAGAAATCAGAAACTACTGTTCCGCAGCCGGTAAATACAGTTCAGAACAATGATATGTTGGCATCCATCATCGAAGTGCTACAAAACATTTACTCGGTCAATCAAGACCAGTTGAACGCAATGAAAGTTTCTCGTTCAGTAGTTTTCAAAGACACCGATGCAACTTTCAATAAGCTTTTAGGAACATAATCAAATGAGTCAGTTTACAAACTATTGGAAGATAATTACTCCAAACACCCGCAAGCAAATGTATGTGTCTACTGACGCATATGACCCGCGTGGAGGGACGTTATCTTCTTTAACGAACGTTTCATGGTATTCTAACATCATGCGTGGCCCAGGGTCGCGTATGACGATGTATCGACAATATGACTTGATGGACAATGACGTAGATATCGCCCGTTCACTAGACATCATCGCCGAAGAAATGACTTCATTGGATGAGAAGACTAAACTTCCATTCATTATCGAATGGGAGAAAGAAGATAACGAAGATATCGCCGACTCTACCATTGTCACCACTCGCTCTGCACTTCGGTCTTGGGTTGAGTTACATGGTCTGAAAACGAAACTGTTCAATATCGCACGGACGTTAATCAAGTATGGCGATTGTTTCTTTCAAAAGAGTTCAGATACGCGCAAGTGGAAATATCTCGACCCCATGCGAGTTGTCGGTATTGGTATCGATGACGACGGTGATATCGTCAACTACCATGTCAAAAAGTTTGGCATGATTTCTGGAACTGCGGTCGGTATTCGTTCTGAAGAAATTGAAATCGTCCCCGCAATGGCGATTGTTCATTTCACCTTAGGTGATGACATGGGCGATTCTGTTCCGTTCGGCCAATCAATTCTTCGACCAGTATTTCGGGTCTATCGGCAACTGTCCATGCTTGAAGATGCGACCCTCATTTATAAAATCGTCCGCGCGCCGGAACGGCGCGTGTTTTATATTGATGTTGGTGGCATGAATCAACAGCGCGTGCGCCAGTATCTTGAAAACATCAAAAATGAAGCAAGGCAGAAACGAGTCCCAAACGGAAATACTCAAGGTATGGATGTGGTCGATGGACAATATAATCCAGCGTCCATGCAAGAAGATTATTATTTTCCGGTGACATCTGGCGGACGAAGTTCCAGAGTTGAATCACTTCCTGGCGGCAGTGAAGACTTTGGCTCAACTTTGCTAAGAACCTTCCAACAGAAATTATTCCGTGGTCTGCGTATTCCGTCGAGTTATATGTCCGGTCAAGATGCTAACGGTGCTGGGACGCCGGGCGGAAATGTTAATGACGGTAAAGTCGGTATTGCGTTCATTGAAGAACTTAGGTTTGCCAAGTTCGTCCAACGCCTCCAATATCAACTGAACTCAGTGCTGGATAATGAATTCAAAATCTACATGCGTGTTTGCGGAATTAACGTTGATGATGAAGTCTACACTATTCGCCTACCCGATGCTGCCAATTTTGCAACCTATCGTCAAGCGGCTCTTGATACTGACCTGATTCAAAACTTTAACGCCCTGCAAGAGAGTAAGATTCTGGCGAAACGTGTTCTGCTAAAACGTTATCTCGGCCTGACTGATGACGAAATTCAGATGAATGAAGTGCTGCTCAAGCAAGAACATAATTTGGAAGAATCTGATTCAATGTCAATGCTGCAACAAATGTATGACCCGGTAGTCTATGACGGTCGAAAAGTGAAGCAGAAAACCAGCAAGCCGGGCGCTACGCCGGCCCCTGAAGCGGGTGCAGAAGATGGTGGAATGGATGGGTTAGGAGATATGGGCGGGATGGGTGATACGGGGTCGCCAGAGGGTGATAACGCTCCGTTAGACGTGGGTTCAGGGATGGAAGAACCTGAGCAACCGGCAGAAGAACCGGCACAGTAAAAAGGGGGCCGATGGCCCCCTTTTTAGACAGCTCTTTTGAAATCAGTGTATAGATGGTGATATGAATTGGATTCGTTTTCAGCCTCAATTACTGCGATGACTGACATGCCAAAGTTGTTATCTGAACCTTGTTCTCGCAATTCATCTACCAGTTCAAATGGTGGAGTTAGTGTATCCAACATTTCTTTTAGGTCGGGATTGAATTGCAAAAATTCTTCCATCTGCTCATCTGTGATGATTTTCCACGGATTATATTTATCTCCATCATCTTGAATGAAATGGTCTAACTGCCCATTTGCATATTGCTCTCGTATTTCGTCTTTGACAGTTTGCTCTTTGATTTTTCTGCTTTTCAGGCCATTCAGCACCGATTCGGCACCTTGCTTTAGTTGGGCATCGGTGGCGTAGAAAATAGGGACGTACAGGTGAAACCCATGCTCTAATTGCAGTGGGATTGTTCTACCATTGGAATCGGTGGCAATCACGTCACCAGTGAAAAGGGATTTTTGCATCAGTTTCACAAAATCAGGTATTTCATCAACCATCTGTGCCTGAGAACGTTCCTCAACGGTGATTTCATTTTCTTCGTCAACGAATACTTTGGCGAAGTAAAGCGGGCCTGTTGATAGCACCATGTATAATTCATTTTTGCCGGTAGTGATAAGTAGTTTCACTCCACCATCCGTCGATTTGAAAGGCTCGGAAGTTTCGCGTTGGAACTTGTTAATGATATACGCATATTCCTCATCGACGTTTTTGATAAAGGGGAACGTTTGCACCAGTAATTTTTTGAACACTGATTGGTTAACTTCCACTGCATCATATCCCGACGCATGAACCGAAACACCTTCCGGAGATGTATGAATATGATGTGCTTGCACGCTGTTATATTTTTCACGCAGTACATTAATGATTTTTACCAGTCCGCCAACAGTAGACGGGCAACTACCATAGAACAGGCCGCGAGGTAAAACATTTTCATTTGCCATTAGTGAGCCGATTTTGATGATGGCGCTTGCCGCGTCTTCTGACATCTGCTCAAGCATTTCATCTTCATCCGTGATGTCCGGATGGTCTTGTAGAAAAACATCACGCATGGAATCTGGAAAGAAAATGAGGCTTCTAATTTCATCCATTTTCATTTCATGCGTCAGACAAAAATTCCGGATGTTGGCTGGTAGGTCAGATATGATAGTTTCATGCGTAGGGATGAACAGCGCGCCGATAAACCCCGTATCAGTATCCGGATTGAAATTGAAATGCGGCGCATTTGTGACCCCATTCGTGTGCCAACCTTGTTTCCAAGATACTGAATGGTCGATGCGCTGTACCACTGATTCAAATAGCTGATAGAGTTTCATAGAATACCTTTTTCAGTATTTAACATTTCGGGTAAATAGATGAAATGTATCTATTTCCCATGAACAACCAACTGTTAATCGAAAACGTCAATCCACAAACATCGAATCTGATGGAAATGATGGACAAAGAAAAGAACTTGTATCTTTCGGGTGTCATCGCTCAAGCTAATGTCAAAAATGGCAATGGCCGAGTGTACAAGCTTGACGAAATGCAGCAAAATATGAATGCATGGCAAGAGCGAATCAAAACAGGTAATTTCATCCTAGGTGAACTGAACCATCCTAACACACTTGACATTAATTTGTGGAACGTTTCTCATGCTGTTACTTCCGTGAGTATGACAGAGAACAATGTCATTGCCAAGCTGAAAATTATGAAGACCGCCCCTGGCAACATTGCTAAAGGGTTGATTGAGGGTGGTGTTCGGTTAGCATGCTCAACCCGTGGCTCAGGTGCTGTTGGCGCAGATGGCATGGTGTCTGGCTTCAAATGCATCACCGTAGACCTTGTGGCCGACCCTTCATGCCGTATTGCCATCCCTGATCCGATCTATGAAGCTATGCAACATAAACCCGTGACCACGCTTGCTGAAGCGATGATTCATGACGCGAAGGCTCAAGAATATTTCCGAAAAGAGATTATGAAGCTGATTACCGCGATGAGTAAGTAAAAAGGGGGCCAATGGCCCCCTTTCTAAATAATGGAAAAGGGAACACATGAAACTTCAGCATTTGTTTGAATCGCAGGTTGATATCAACTCGATAACTAAGCATACCGTTATTACTATCAATGAGGATACTGAAGGAATCATTCCGATGCTTCTCACCCTCAATCGAGCTGTAAGTTTTAAATGCAGCTTCAACACTGAAACGCTTGCTAAATTAGAACGTTCCAATTTTGGATTGACTTTCAGATTCAATCAGTTCCGAAAGACAATGGTACAAGCTATCAATTCTATAGGTTCTTATGAATATCAGTCTGAAGACCAAGATGATTCGCTGGACAAGTATGAAACTAAATTGTCATCAGACCTGTCAGACCTTATCAATATTTTGAAAGCTGAGTTGCCACATAAAACCGTCTATGGAAATAAATCCCATGCGGCCGTTATGCATCAATTGCGTTCAACTATCCACGCCCAGCTTGAAAAACAAACTGCCGCGCTAAATCAGGTATATGCCAATGGCCCGGTCAAAATTTATATGGCGGCTGATGACTCAGGTTTCCATATTGGACTGAAAGAACTGCTGCAAAGTTTGGATGTTGCCAAACATCCGGCTATGGAACACTGGATTAAAGCAGTGGATGCAATGACGTTAGAATGTAGTCAAGTGGCTGTCGTAGAATGTGAGAGCGAATATATGCTAATTTTCGACCGAATGGACTATTTGTATGATATGATTGGATTTGCTGCCAGCACTACAGGAACTCGGATTTTCAAAGTGTTAGAACCACACACGGATACGGTACTGCTCGGGTTCGGCCCGGTGTTCAAACGAAATGAAGATATTTTGGCAGAGGGTATCATGGAAGTATTGACTAAGCATATGCAAGCGCGAGTCAAGCCTTCGTTAAATATACATTTCGGGTAATTGAAATGAAACTGCGTCATCTAATAGAATCTGACCAAACGGCCACCCCTCCGGGACAAAAGCCCGGAATTTTTGAGCAACTGATAGAAGTTCTGGCCGATACCACTAAAGCCCCAACTGCCAATTCTATCCGACATATCAGTAGGATTGCCAACGACCACCTGCGCATTAAAATCAGTATCAAGCTAAAAGCTATACGGGTGAAATGTATGGAAATTGCCAGTCGGCGTGATACAGCCGATTATGATGACGAGGTTGATATTGAAGTTGACGACGCCATTGCTAAATTTCAAGAAATCAAAGCAATGTACTCTGACGAAACGCATCAGTTTTTCTATGGTTCAAAAACACCCGGCTATATCAACATGATGTTGAAAAAGGTGGTAGAAAAACTCGCTGCAACCTCCACTGATGAAGCGTGCAAGATTTATTCCAAGGCGGGCGTTGATGTGTTTGAAGTGCCTTCGAGTGGCGGGTCGGTGCATTACTTCAGCGCAGCGCCCTTAATCGCCGCCCTTAACCTGAAAACGCATGCGCCAGAAATGTTTAATTTGGTTGATATGTACAGTCAAGCGGCGCCAAGTAATCCCCCTCGGAGATTAGTTTTCTTCAGGGTTGCTAATCAATTTTTAATGGTATCCGTTCTAGACCAATACGCCACATCATATTGGCTGCGCACGGAAGAAAACTGGCACGGTGCGTATATTACATCTTCCCTGCAAGCCGCTAGAAAGACAGAGGAAGAAGGTGTAATACCCGTTAAAATGGGCGCAATATTTGCCGAGCACACGGATGCGATTGTTAATGCATTCGACTCTGTTTTCTCTGATGACCGTTATTTTCCTGCACTGGAGTTTGTAAAATGAAACTACAACAACTATTTGAATCATCCACCCAAAGAATTCAGCCATTGGCAGATGCGTTACTTGATGCCGGGCCAAATCAGTCCACAGATTATATTAACGGGCATTTTGAAACGGCGATTAAAGCTTTAGCTAAAAAGTATAAGCGCGAAAACCAAGAATATGTGGAGGACATTCTTTCTGCTGAACTATCCGACGATTCCGCAGATTTCCTTTATAAGTATCATCGTATTTTTGGTAGCAAGCTACAACATTATCAAGGAATGGATGACGATGCGAAAGAAGATTTGATTGATATCATTAAAGTCGCGTATCCAAAGTTTATCCGGGTGCTTCAGCAGCATCTGCCGGATTTCACATCTAGCGATTGGTTTGGAAACTATAACCTAGCATACTTTAACAAAAAGTTGGAAACTAAGTTACGCAAAGCCCTTTGGAGTAAATCACCGTATGTTCATTACGAGTTTGATTACACCCATAACGGATTCTCGTTCCATATCATTCCGCATATTAAGAGCGGTGAATTGACACCCAGAGTGCTTGAAAAGGCGTTCGCCGGAGATGAGAATAACTGGATGTTTTATAAAAAGGTTCCGCCAGTCGTTAAACGTGCTGAACGGAAATACACCACTGTCATCGCCACCAATCAAAACCATCCCGAACAGAATTTTGTCATCGTGCCCCAATCAGAGCAATTGGTTTTTCTGAAATTGAATGAAGAACGAGATGATGTGATTCAGACTTCATCCGAAACTGATTTATCAGCCGAGCAACAAGATGTGGTGGAGTTTCTTAAACAACACCATGCGTTTAACCTAGGGTAATAACATGAAACTACACAACCTATTTGAATCTGTTGAAAAGAAAACCCATCAAGGCAAAGAAGATTTACCGATGTCTTATAGTCATTTCAATCCAGATGTTCCCGATGGTGCGGTGGTGCATTATGACCGGGCTACAAGAACAACATATCACCATGCTATTTTGTCAATTTTGCTTTCGAAAAGTGGGGATTATAATTGGCAAGTCTCTATTCCACACGACCCACCCATTCCAGAATCACTCGGAAGTAAAATGCAGGACTTTAACACCGAATATCAACGGCTGCTTGTTTCTTTACCCCATTTCCGAAAAGATGAAATCAGAGAAGACAAAATAGAGGAATTGGAAAACTCGTTCGATAAATTGATTTCTGAACTGCGAACATGTTTCACGCACGCCGAACTGTATGGCGATAAAACACTGGCTTACTATCGAAACCATATGCTCAAAACGATAGAAGCGTTTAAGGATGTTTCTCAACAAACTATCTACAAACGGTCTGGCAAAGTCGAATCACATTCGCCCGATGAAGATATCTTGAAACATCTATATGGCGATGATATTGCTAGTGAAATGGCGGATTGGCTTAGGAATATTCCCCGCCCCACCCTGTATCATTTCGCCGACAAGAAATATGATTTCATCGTCACTGGTAAATCAGACCTTGGTAAATTAATTCCGGTTGCGCGAATTTCTGCTTTGCCCCGCAAACAAACCATTAACAATCTGTTAGCCATTCCGGGAAGTGAAGATTTCTATTTCGATAATTGGGATGACATTGTGAACGTATCTTCTTCCCTGAGTTACCCGATGGATAAACTAACTATCGCATGGCTGAAACAACGGTTTGATGCTATCTGTAAGCCGAACAAAACTTGGCCAGAAGGATATCAAAAAAGTTTCAAAGAGTTCTTTTTGGATTTCTTCTTCGCCAAGTCATTCGCTTCTGCGAAAGAACAAACAACTATCGACCAACAACTCGAATATCGAAGTTTTGTGTATGATGTGCAGCGAGTGATGCGCGAATAAAAAGGGGGCCAACGGCCCCTTTCACATTCTACCAAAAATTCTCCCAACTACCTTCTCATAATCTCCAGGATTCTTCCACCCATACCCGTCTTCAAAGTCGTTAACAGCTTCTGCCATCGACGCATACATCTGTGAATAGTCCCAAAAGCCGGGATACCACTCAACATTCGTTCCATTGACGAACGGTTTCACTTCGATTTCTTCCACCTTCGCTCGGCAACTGAATTGCGTAGCTGTCAAATCAATCAACAGTCTGCGACCAACTGCATTCCGACCGATACAGAAGCAGTGACAGTTGTTAGCTACCAGTGAAAATTTCCAATCAGGATATTTTTCACTCATCACCCGTTTCACTACGCAACTGGTTAACACACACGCGCCCATCATATTACTTTCCTGGGAATACCTCATCCCATCAGTTTGCATGATGTATTCCAGCATTTCTTCCCGAATGACCCGCAACACAGGTTCCCATTCAGTTTTCATCTGATTAGCGTATTTCAGGGTGTTTGGAGAAAACATTTTTGGTGATTGGTGACAGAAGATGCATCAGTTTCCCATACATCTTCCATCAAGTCAAGCAAAAAGATGTAACCATCTGTTACAGCCCCTAAATAACGTCATCTGTATCAAAGAATTTTTGATTCAAATTTTCACAGTGCTCTAAATAAATGTATAGAAAGTGCTGAATAAATTTGAAAAATAATTTATCAGAAGAATAGGAGAAACCGATGTTTGATGAAATCCTTCAACAGCTCGTCGCAAGCGAACTGTTAAGTGAAGATACCAAGTCGCAAATTACTTCTCAATTCCAGCAAGTTACTGAATCGCATATTGCAAAAGTTACTCAAGACGTAACTGAATCAGTGACTAAGGAGCTGAAAGAACAGTGGCGCCAGCAATGGGTTACTGAAATGGACGAACTGGTAGAAAAGCTTGACAGTTATCTGGGTGAGCAAGTTGCCGCTGAACTGTCAGAGTTCAAGAATGATATCAGTCATTACCGCGACCAAGAAGTTGTCTATGCGGAAAAGATTGTAGAAGAAAAGGCCCGCCTTGCGGAAGAACTGCAACGAGAAATCGACCAGTTGGTTGACAAAGTTGACATGTTCCTTGAGCAAGAAGTCCGCCAAGAAATGACCGAACTGAAGGAAGACATTCAGCTCGTCAAGCAAAACGAATTTGGTCGCAAGCTGTTTGAAGCTTTTGCCGACACGTTCGCCAAGACCCAACAAGAAGACTCTAGCACCGTTGCTGGCAAGCTGAAGATTGCGGAATCTAAGGCTGCTGATACTGCCGCCCGCCTTGCTGAAGTCGAAGCACAAATGAATCAAATGGTTCGTGAATCAAAGCTGGCTCAAGTGCTGGCTCCCCTTTCAGGTAAGAAGCGTGAACAGATGGAAATCCTTCTGAAGAACGTTGAAACTGAAAAGCTGGACGAATCATATCAGTATTTCATCGGCAAGATTATCAAAGAATCTACCACCGATGTTAAGACCGTAACCGAGTCTAAAACTGAGGTTGCCCCGAAGAATGTAACTGTCGTAACCGGAAATGGTCAACGCCAAGTTAACGAATCAGCTACCGATTCACAAATCGACCGCTGGAAAAGCCTCGCAGGGCTGTAATTTTAACAAGCCAAATTTACTTTAAGGAGAATTAAACATGCAAAATTGGCAAGCACAAAAAGAAGCCCTACTCAACGGGCTGACGGGTAGTAAGCGCGAAATCGTATCAACTCTGATGGAAAATCAACACGCTCTGATGGAAACCGCTGGCGGCACTAACGCTATGGCTGGTGACATTGGTAATTTCCAAAAGATTGCGATTCCGATGATTCGCCGTATTATCCCTGGCACTATCGCTACTGACCTCGTTGGCGTGCAGCCTCTGAGTGGCCCGGTTGGTCTGGTGTTCTCAACTCGTTTCGTCGCTAAGGACGTGGCTGATGCGGGTGGCGTTCTGACTGCTAACGACATCGCCGTTGGTGACGAACTGTTTGGTAACAGCGGTAAGATGAAGCGCTTCTACTCATCGGCTAACGTCGGCACGACTGGCTATCCGCCCGCGCTGACTGCTGCGACCACTGATGGTTTTGGCGCAACGACTGCTAATTATGAAGGTTTCGGCGGTAAGGCAATGGCACCGCAAGTGCTCAAGCAAACCGTTACCGCTTACGCGCGTAAGATGCAAGCTCGTTGGACAACCGAAGCTGCGACCGATATGAAGTCGCAACACGGCATCGATATCGAAGCCGAAATGGTCGCCCACGTTTCAGCTACCATCGCTGCTGAAATCGACAACGAAATCCTGACCGATCTGATGTCACTGGCTGGTTCAACCTCCACGTTTGATTTTGCTAACCCGACTGCCGGTTTTGCACCAAACTCACTGGCCGACCGCTATGCACATCTGGGCGTGCTGATTAACAAGCATTCAAACGAAATCGGTGCCAAGGTTCGTAAGGGCCAAGCTAACTGGCTGGTTGGTTCACATTTCGTGACCAGCATGCTGCAGTCGGCTTCTAAGGCTGTATTCGCTCCGACCGCCCAAGGTAGCTACGAAGCTCCGAGCGGCAACCGGAAGGTCGGTCGTCTGAATGGCACGATGGACGTGTATTCATACAATTGGGGTCTTGATGACGCGTGGACTATCGGTGGTGGTGCTTCCAGTGCTGTCGGCGCAACCGGTGAAAACATCCTGATTGGTTATAAGGACGGTAACAGCGAACTCGGCGCCGGTTATTTCTACTGCCCATATGTGCCCCTGGTGGCAACCGGCGTGGTAACTGACCCGAACACTTTCACTCAAGCCGTGTCACTGAGCACCCGTTATGGTAAGGCTTATTTCACTGACACCGCAACGTCACTAGGGAATTCTTCGGACTTCTACTGTCGTTTGCTTGTTAAGAACGTAGCTTTCAGCTAATCGGCACTTAACACGGTTCCTTTCGGAAAAGCCACCTTCGGGTGGCTTTTTTCATGTGTGCACGGAAAGTAGATTGATTTCTAGTGTAGTAGTCAGATGAATTGCCGATTGAATAAATTTTTTCAGTCCGTTGTTGAAAACTGAAATCGTGTGTTACAATTCATGCATGTTCAGTAAATGGTGACTGAACGGTTTCAAAGAAAGGTAAACCATGACTAAAAAGAAAACTGATTCCGCATCCCTCGATATCTCCAAGTACACACTTGAAGAACTGTTGGTGATTGATAAAGACAAATACCGTAAGTATCGAAATCGCACTTGTGTATCGTGTGGGAAAGTTGAAATAACTTCATCCCCATCATCTGAATGTGCAGAGTGTAATACTGCGGCTAAACGTCGCGCCGATCAGCAGCGGCAAATGAATGAGATTTGTAAACTTGGGTACACCAACGTCTTATTTTTTGAGTACGATGCGGATAATAAAGCATGTTTCACTGTTACTGCCCCGTGTTGTGGCACGCAGCAAGTGATGCGGCACAATAACATTATGACGGGGTATAAAAAACGGGGTTATACTCCATGCCTGCATTGTGGCGGGCAGGCCAGAATGCAAAACGCTCTTGCGCACTTTAAGCAAAAACATGGCCGGCAAACTCGCCCGCATCTAAATTACGATTACTTTGAAGCGTACAAGCGCAGAACTAGAGCAGTTTCCGACGTGTACTATCTGGCAAATTATGACATTATTAATCCGCATAATTTTACCAGAAGTAATGATTCAGGTGAATACAACCTAGACCATATTGTATCAATTGCTTTTTGTTTCCGTTTTGGCGTCCACCCGGCTGCTGCAGGGCATCTGCGTAATCTGCAAATGCTCACCCGTGACGAAAACATTAAAAAGACATATGCCGGAAGCCCAGAAAATATGGCACTGCTCAAAGAAATAATGGAGCATTCACTAGAGCTTTACGCGAAAGATGTGCCGTGGAATGTATTTGGCGTGGATGAAAAAGAAGAAAAGCGCATGGCGAACCTTTGCGCTTCCCTCTTTTCTTCTACAGATTTCACCTAAATGATGAAAGTGCGCCATTTCTGACTGGACATTAGGACTGGCGCACTTCACGATTATACCAAATGAATACGCAAACTTTTCAAACTGAACCAAACAAAAGGAATATCATGATTGATTACATGTACTAACACGACACCTAACAACGCGAAACGATGTTTTAATGTGACAATGTACGCTCTTTGGGATTTCGCCAACGTCCTGTACGACACACCAGTAACATCGGAAACGTCCGTTTCTGACCATTAACAAAACTTTAAGCCAGAAGTCAACCCTTCTGGCTTTTTGTTACAATTTTCTTCTTGACGGTGTTCAACTTGCCGGATACACTTTCGCATCTACTTTAAGGAGCTGATATGGATTTAATGGATTTGATGGCTGATGGTCAAGCAGGATTGATGGAATCGCATCGACCCCGTTTCCCGCCGACATTATTTCAAATTTTATACAACCCCGGTGGTAAGATGAATTCAATACGTGAGGTCGGTTCCTCGGCCCGCGCATTGACACATCCTGATAGTTTCGGGTATGGTGCTGTTGATTTTCTATCGACGCATCAACACAATTTAGTATCTATTGTGGATGCTTTTTACTCAGCGTTGCCAGTGCGTAAATGGAATTTCCCAGCGTCGGCATCCGCTACTCGAAACCATTTTTCGGAGTTCAAACAATTTTCAAATCCGGATGGGCAAGAAGTAGTAGAAGATTTTATTGATACATTGCTTAACCAATATAGGGCTTTTTATCATAAGGGTGGGTATAATCACCATCAATATTTTGGTAATCGGTCGGTGGCCGCTGCGTGTAAAGTTCTTCGGGATTATTTGTCATCATATTCTTTTGTGACGGGTGTTATCACCCTGGTTCAACGACGCCAATTCACGACGTTAGTTTTTTATGACGTTATGCCATCCCTGAAAAATCTTCGATTCAATTGAACGCCAACAAGAATCTTCCTCGGAAGAAAGCTGATTACAAGAAGAAGCCGTATGAGCGGAACTCTGTTACAAAGCCTGTTGCAAATCGTTTGCTGACCCGCTTGACAGCGAAGGTTGCTCGGAGTACAATGAAGCCTTAATAACTGGAGCAAACATATGTCCCGAATTGAAGAAATGGTCAAGCAGCTTTCCTATAACGAACTGCGTATGATATTTGAAAAGGAAGCCAACCCGTTCAATAAATCTGGGGTCATTGGGGAGGATTGTGAACTTCGTCGGATGTCGAAGGAAATCTATCTCGGCAATGATAAAGCCCGTCTGTTGCAAACAAATGCAGATGGAATCTTTCACGAGATTGCGCTTCGAGCAATTAATGGAACTTGGGAGTGACCATGCAACGCATTTTCATTTCGGCTCCTACTTCCGGGGTGGTTGTGGATGGGCAACTGTCTTCGCAGTTTATTGAACGAGTTGCCAAGCTTCAGCAGGAACACCCTCAGGCGGTTTTGATTTCGCCGATGATTATGGGATATCCACTGCTTCCTCACATGAATATCCCGGCGACTTGGGAATTTTGGCAAGGGTATTGCAAATCTTTGATTAACGTTTGTGATGAAATGTGGGTGCTGACTTATCCGGGGTGGCAGGAATCAACGGGGGTTGCGGGTGAAATGAGTTATGTCATGGGGCATCCGCGTTATATTCCAATTTACTTTAAGGAAGTATGAGACGTGATGATTTGATGACAAACAAAGTTTCAGGCATCGTAAATGATAACGTACTCTAACTCAAACATTTTGCATGCTTCCGGAACCATTCTACATGGTGTTAATTGCCAGGGGGTGATGGGTGCCGGATTGGCTCGTCAAATCAGGGTGAAGTATCCACAAGTGTTCTTTGACTATAAAGCCTTTTTGAGTAATTGTGTTATTGCACCATTGGGAGAAATAGTTGTTACTCCGGGTGAAGTGACGATTGTTTCAGGATTCACGCAAGAGTATTATGGGTCGTCCGGTTGTTTTGTTTCGTATGAAGCGTTGACGGACGTTCTGCACAAAACTATGCAGCAATGTGAAGGGGATATTAACATCCCTCGAATTGGTGCAGGATTAGCGGGTGGTGATTGGGCATTCATTAAACAAATCATTGAAATAGTCGAACAGCATCACGGCCGAGAGTTCATCTTGCATGAAATGTAACATCGGTTGACAAAGCTCGGATTGCCGCTATAATTCAAGATGATAAAAACGAAAGGTTTAATGCAACCATTTTTTAAATACATCGGTGGAAAACGCTGGTTGGCTGAGAAGCTTTCCTATCATGTTTCAAAGTTGATTCATGACGACACCTATATCGAACCGTTTGCCGGTGCTCTAGGTGCTTTTACCAGTTTGCATCCGACACTCATGCGCGCCAACGTCCAGCGAATTGTTCTTAACGACATTTCAATTCCAGTGATGTCTTTTTACAAAAGTGTCATTGGCAATGATGGCTGGCTAGAGCTATACTTGGAATTAGAAAGTGAGTTCAATCATTCTGTTAAAGGAATGTTGAAAGAAGAATTGCAAGAGGCTAATGCATATTTCAGTTCGGTGAAGCATCGGTTTAATGAAGTGAAAGGTGACATGACGCCTGAAACTTCGGCGTGTTTTCTATTCTTGCAAAAGCATTCGTTTAACGGAATTTACCGCGAGAACAAGAAGGGTGAATATAACACCCCCTTCAATTGGAATGGCAAACCGATTGAAATCGTGGGATTGAATAAAGCTTTACAAGAGTTTCAAACTGAGTTATCATTCTATGATGAAGTCAAGTTTTTATGCCAGTCGTGGAATACGATTGAGCTGAATGGATTTTGTTATTTTGACCCACCCTATTCAAATGAGAATGGAGGCGAGAATGATTACAGCAAAGGTGGCTTTGACTGGTCGCAACAGATGTTAATTTTGGAGAAGGGTAATGATGTAAATTTCCTGTACAGTAATCATGCAACCCCGGCAGTATTGGCCGAAGTTGATAAGCATCGGTTCAAGTATGAACTGGTTCAGCGTAGAAATATCATGACCGCCAAAAAGGAAAATCGGTCTGATATGATTAGTGAAATTTTGGTTTGGAAGGAATGACAAAATGGATAATTCAGCACGTAACGGCCGCATGCACGAATTCATGGTTCAACAAGTGTTCATGGAGCAACTTGACTACAATATGAAAACGCATCGGCAACTGAACTATGCCGAACCTGATAACGCCTTTAAGCTGGAACATGGCCGAGTGCTTATCAAGAACTTTCGGTTCTCGAATATGGATTCAGTTTCTGGTATTGGCCGTCTTGATTTTTATGATGCGAATCTAGGAATTGGCATCGAATGCCGTTATCAGGAAGTTGCGGGGACGACGAAGGACAAGCTGTATGCCGCCGCTGTTCGTCTGCATGACCAGCCGTTTCAATCATTCATCGTCTATGATGGCGGGCAATATGATGAACATATCCTGAACGGCGTGCAGCGTTGTATCGATAAGCTAGGTGCCAGTGACCGGGTGTTTCTGGTCAAGCTTGCCGACCTGAAGACGGAGCTGTACACCCGAATGGGAAAGAAGCATCGTCTGCTGTAATGAAAGCCCCTACGGGGGCTTTGGTCTTTCTGTTGCCAGCATGAATGCATTCGGGCATAATACATTCCATAGCAACGCAACCAGAGCTTCACATGATTCCGACACAAGCTGACCTGAAGACCTACCTGCTCGAAGAAATTGATGAGCAGGTTCGATTCATCAGGGAATTTTTTAGTGTTGAATGGGATGTCGAAGTTGCGTACACTTTCGCTGCCGGTGTTCATCGTTCACGCGGTGGATACAAAAATGGTAAGCCGTATGTGAAGTTCGCTTTACATCGGTTTCTCAACGGAACCTCTGGCTTTCAAGAATACGCGTCTTATAACGCCGATTTGACGATTGGCGGCATTACGACCGGCCATTGGGAGTCGTGTATTAAGGTGCTGGTCGCACATGAACTGGCACATGCGTTCCAGTTCTCAGTGATGCGCAGTGAACAAATTCGGGTGGCGTATATGAGTAACGTCCCTGAATATCATGGTCACGGTGATGTGGTTGGGCAAATGCGCGCCGGGCATGGCGCAGGTTTTAAGCGAATCTATCGTATCCTGCGCAAGCATGTTAATTATCAATTGGTTGACTTGCCCTCGACGGAAATGAGTCAGCATGAAATTGCCGATGCAAATCATCCGTTTTTGAACAAGATTGTTAACCTGCCGGCCACAGGCCGTGTTATCATTGTTGAACATCATCCGCGTAAGCGTAAATTCCCGCTTGTCTGCCAAACAACTGCCGGAAAGCAGTACAAGATGAGTCTGGAAATGTTTAACACCTTTAAGGAGAATTGAATGAAACGTGCCGTCTGTGCCATCATCCCGACTGACAATTTCCTATTCTTGTCAACTACTCGCCGGAACAGTGCTGCCATTGGTTTTCCGGGAGGGAAGGTTGATGATGGTGAAGAAAATTTGCAAGCACTGGTCAGGGAAGTGTTTGAAGAAACCGGCATGCAATTTGCAGAAAAGGATTTCACCCTGATTTATGAAGCGGAAGAATCGGGCTTCTTGGTGTCCACCTATGCCTATAACGGCGCTATCAACCACAACGCCCATCCGCATCGGTGGTCAATTGAAGATGGCATCAATTGTGAATTTTCTCCAGAGTGGGAATTCACCACAGCCGATTCAGGTGCTTTCCATGAATACAATAACGCCGCTTTCGGCCGGTTTTATGCATGGAAACGTGGTAATGCAGTTTCTGTCAAGCAGGAACCTGAATTCATTTGCCCGCAGTGTGGTAGTATGGCCGAGTTCTATTATGGTGGCGCACTGGAGTCCTATGGTTACGAATGGCAGTCGTTGTCCATCTATTGTAAAGATGATACCAATGACCATTGTGATTTTGAACTCAGTGTAAACGCCGACTTCTCCATGATTGACCATGCTTCTGCTGAACGAGCATTGCGAGAGGCTTGGGGTAAAATCGTTACAAAAAGTAAGAAGGGTTGACTTCCCGGTTTTCAGTGTGGTTTTCTTCCCTAAGGGAAATCGCCGTACTACCATTGTTTAAGGCACTATTTTTTAAGGAACGACCAACATGCATAAGCTTACTATCTATCAAGTTACCAAAGATGCAGGTATTGCCAGCAACGTTCCCGGTGAGTACCGGGTTGACGGGCAAGAAATTGTGTTTTCGTTTGGTGCACAGTATTCGTTTTCTTTCTCGTCAGTTGTTGAAAAGAAAGTCGTGCGTACTGTCCCCACTTTCACCCACAGTAAAACTGGCCGAACACTAACTGCACTCGAATTTGGGCAACAGATTCAACAACCCGCGTATGCTAAACATACATCGGTGCATTCGGATGATGGCGATTTTGAATGGCTGACACGGGAAGACCGCCTGCAATATGAAGCTACTATCGCGGAATGGAATCGCGTCGATAATTCCGTCACCACATGGGAGCCTGTAGAACTTGTTCGTGCAGGCTTTCTACCCATCACGGATGAACCGTATCTGACTCCCATCCCGAATACTGCCCTGGATGCGGATTTTCTATATAGTTATTCACCGACGAAACATATCCGAGACGGTTTGACGGAATGGGCGGAAAAGAACGGGTATGGTACTATGCATAAAGCAAAGTTTCAAACCGATGCAGCCGTTTATGCTGCGCCTGAAGATGTAGTAGTAGTATTTCGTGAGGGTTCGAGTGAATTTGATGAAATCATGATTTATGGTAAACTGCATTATCTGAAATCCATTTGTCCGGATATCAGTGCATACATGCAATCGTCTAATACATCCAACCGCCCTCTCTCCCTGCAAAATGCTATCGCCTCGCGTAATGCCGTTGCTGTTGCCTTGAAAAAGACATGCAAGTACCTTGATAATCTGGTTACTCCACTACAGGTGGAAACCCGTGCAGACATCATCGCTGCGATTGATAAATTCGTTACAGATTTTCATGCAAATTCGCTGCTTGTAAAGAAACTTAACGGTCTGAAGAAGGCTGTTCTAAAGGCTTAAAATGAATCTGTTTTACACTCCAGTTCATTCAGACTACTGAGCACTAATCTCTGGTAAGGAGAAAAAAATGTCGATGAAATCTTGGAAAGAAAAGTTCTACCCTATCAATGCATCTGAAGCCGTCGCAACAGACGAAATGGCGACAATGCATTCTCTTAAGAAGTGGGAAGGTTTGCTCCCTGAGAATGTGCAAGCACATGGTCTTTATTTGGATGGCGAATGTCTTCACACAGGAGGCATTTTTGTTGGCTTTGTTGGCTCAAAGTTTTTCATTGATAAAAAATCGTGTGCGCTGTGTCAAAAGAACATGTTTGCCTACAACATTAATTGCGATACTTGTGCCATTAACAAGCATATGGGGGTTACATGTGACTCTGAGATTGATGATGAGAGTTTGCTTTGTAGCCATGAATCGCCTTATAATCAACTGGTTGATAACAACGACCCCAAGCCGATGATTAGGCTGCTCAAGGCTACTCTTGAGAAAATTCGTGCTGAAAAGAAGGAGTGAAAATGAACCTGTACTGTTTTGAATGGACCGAGTATCAAGTTGAGGCCACGGTGGTGCATCAATTGTTTCATACATTGGCCGCATCGGAGGAAACGGCTAAAGCCGCAATGAAAAACCGAATGGTGCAAATTGCTATGGCGGTTGAACAAATTCGCCCGCTAGACAAGGCACTGGAATTGGCAGATCAGGAATGGGCGGCGCTTGATAATGAGATGATGAAAATTATTTGTGCAGCCGCTGTTAGACGTGAAAAGATGCCGAAAAACGGGCGGAAGGATGTGCAGGCGTGGGATGCCTACCAGAAGGCTCGCGCGACGGAGGAAGCGACAATTAATGCTGCAGAAAAGGAATTTAATGCCCGACCGGAGGTCGTCGCTGCTCTTGCAAAGCGCGACATGGCTGAACAAGCACTCGTCGCTGCACTTGAAGCATTCTCTGCCGATTTTGGTGAAAAGGCAGGAATGCGCGTCAGCACCATTCTGCTAAATCCTAGCTATTATGATGAGGATTCCCTTTTGGGAATTGTCGAAGCCGTGCGCAGTGGTGCGGATTTCGAGATTGTGCAGCTTGATGTGATTATGGGTGTTTGAAATGTCTAATAGCTTTCCATTTACTCTACAGGTTCAGGTACAACGTCGGCCTCACATGCGTGACCCTAATCTTGAACAACTCATGAGCATGGGGATGGGTGTTTTTGCACAAATCTTTGATGAAATGCGTGTGGATGATTCCATCACTCATGTTCAGTTTTATTATCCTGAACGATGGCTGAACATGGTTGAAGAACGATGCCTGTTTCAACGTCTAATCAAGTATTGCCCGAATCTCAAGAAGGTGCAAATCATCACTCAGTCGGTAAACATTATTTCTCAGTGTCCTAATGGGAGCGTGATGATTGTTTCGTCTGATGATGAAATCTCTCATTTAGAATCCGGTGAATCGCTAAAACGCGAGTCATTAGAAGGAACCCTTTGGTACGATAATGTTCTTAGTTTTCAACCATCTGGGAAGCCACTGAAATTGTATGCAAATTAAGGAGAATGTCAAATGAGCACAGTAGACGAAATTAACGCAAAAGTTCAATTCCTAAAGGGGCTGGACAAAGAGATTGGAAACAACATGGCTGACCAGATCCAGCTTGCCAAAATTGAATTCATTGTTGAACGAACTTTAGCAGCAGTCAAGACTAGACGTGATAACGCTGGTTTCAGTGGTGGCTGGGGTGATGATGGAGCATCGGCGCTTGAGCTGAAACTTCTGATATGGCTTGATGGGATTATTTTCGCTCATGGTGGTAAAACTGACCAGTTTGACAGTTTGATTTATGATTTTGAAGAAATTCAAAAGGCAAAACAGCTAGAAAATGACCCGGATTACATTCAGTTGAAACAGCTTGAAGAAAAGCTCAAAGCAAAGGGGTTGCTGTGAAACAGGTTATCATCGGTTATTTCAACGATAAGAACAACACGTATCCCGAATTCCCGTTTCCAGAAATAGAAACTAACCCCGGAAGTGAGTACCGCCAGACTGTTATGGAGCTTACCAAGTTCCTTTCAGATAAACCCCGGCGAGCGTATAAAGGCTGGTCAACTTGCCGCATTTGTGGTGAGCATAATGGCTCAGAGGAATATCAGTTTCTGCACCGGAAAGTTCAATACATTATTCCGGTAGGATACCTGCACTATTTGAAAGAGCATCAAATCAAAATCGACCCGAATGTGTTCATGTTGCTTGGCAAGCCTAGGTAATCCGTGACATACATTTAACAGCTATCCACAGAAGATGCAGCAGTTTGTTTTGAAGCCCCGGCTACTGAATAAGCACACCGACGTTATTCCGCCAGATGCAGTGTATATTGGTCGGCCTTCTAAGTTCGGTAATCCATTTGAGATTACCGAAACAAGAAACAGAGTTCAAGCAGTAAAAGAGCATAAAGAATGGCTCTTAAATGCTATCAAAGTCGGCCCGACCGTTTTAGAAGAAATTCGAGCGGAGTTGAAGGGTAGGGATTTAGTCTGTTTTTGTAGGCCGAAAAAGTGTCACGGGGAAATTCTGCTACAATTGGCTAATGAACGTTCGCCCGATGAAATGGGCTTCCTTTGAGAGGATGAAAATGACGAAGAAACAAGTAATAGGTTTCCGCAATGAGTAAAGGTGATGATCAAATCTGGTTCGCTGAGAACCTCGGTAAAAGTCGATTGGTGGAAAACACAGTTGACACGAACCAGTGCAAAAACGAGTGTTATATTCAGAAAGGAAATTTTATGTCTGCTAGAAATTGGGTTTCACTTTGTTCAGATGCAGTTTATTTTTGCGATCTTGAAACAGAAATGACCGAGGCAATTATGTATCTACAGTCGCGTCTTGATGGGGTAAAATTGCGTTACCCTGATGCAACTAGCGTTATCATGTATAATAATGGATATGATGACTACTTTGAATTAATCGCGCGCCGACTGGAAACCGATGAGGAATACAAGTCTCGTCTAGATAAGTTACGTCAGCAAGCGGAAAAGCAGAAATTACAAGCTTTAGCTAAACGGAAAAAGAAAGAGGACGCAAAAGATAAAGAAATTGCTGAACTAAAGGCTCGCATTGAACGGCTTGAAAACGAAGGATATTGACCAAATCCTTAACCTTCAAAGAAACTGGTAAGGAAAATCCGGGTTAGCCGTGCCCCATTGAAAGCACAACTTTTTATTGGAGATTCATCATGCATCATGAAGAACTTAAAGTAGCAAATCAAGATAACAACGGTGCGGCATATTGCCCGCTCCCTCTTTCAGTTATTCCGAACCATATGGGCATCACGTTGAAAGTGTCGAATGGACGAAGCAAGATGATGGTCAACTTGTCAGCCTGACCATTAACTTTGCCCCAGACCCGGCAGAGTAACGGTCGCCCTGATTAACAAAACATGCCACTTAAAACGCAATTCGGAACACATAACACTTCACATCGGGTAAACCCTGTGTTATAATTCTAAATAGTTGTGCAGTGCAACATTTTTAAGGAGTAACACATGTTTGAATTTCTGACGAACCTTTTCACGCCTACCTACAAGTCTGAACTGGAACTTTACATTGAAAGCAAGAAGCCGCAGACGATTGAAGATGTCGAGTTTTGGACTGCTGAATTTGAAAACAATCAGCGAATCATTAATCGCTATCTACAAATGGGTGATGTGACGCAAGCGATGTGGCATCGTAAATCTTTCTAAGTGAAGCACCCTTCGGGGTGCTTTTTTATTGGGGCTGTAAACGGTCTAAATCGGCCGCTGACGCATTATTTCAGGGGCAAGGTAATCTGTGCGCATAGATGACGGATAAATCGTGCCTGGGCCGTTTTAGCGGTGATACAGGCATTAGACTATGCTACAATGCTTCATCAACATAGGAGATTTTATGGACATTCGCGTTACAAGAATGAAGGGTCGGCCCGATGTGATGTTTCACACCGACCGTTAAGAATCAAGCATTCACGGAATAAGGAAACGACATGAAACTTGCAGACATTAACCTTTACCAATTGAGCGAAATGATGGGTGACGCTACTATTTGGGAAGCATCTATCATGTTCAATTTGATGCAGGAAAAAGGAATTGAAGATACCAATGAAATTGTCCAATCAGATTGGGATGAATGGGTTGACCTGAGTTATAACATCTATCAAGAACGTCGAAGCGTTAGAGGGGAGTAAAATCAATGCTTATCACCATTACCAAATCGTCAATTTGTTTTGACGGAAGTTATACCCAATCCTGTAAGTCAGTAGTATTTGAGCAACTGGCTTATAAAAACATTAAAGGACTGTCGATGGACGGCCTTGCTGAAACCCAAGAAATTAACCTGCTAATTGAACAATGGTCTTTGACATTTAGCATTGGAGCCAATTCAAAACTTGAACTGTTCCATGACCGGGCGGAAATTGATGGACATCCCGTTATGATGTACGGTCAAATCGTGACGTGGCTTGAATGGTTTGCTGAACTAATGAGTAACAAAGTGTAACACTGCTTGCCATGTGGCATTCCCGGCCTGATAATACCCTCATCAGCAACTCACCACTCAAAAGAGGTTTTTCATGTCTAAGTTTGTTTGCGTTTTTGGTAATACTACGGCATTCGTTGCGGAAACCCAAACTAAAGAGGAAGCCGTAATGCAGATTGCGTCGGCGGCAACAACCGCGAAGAAAATTTACGAGCAAATTATTGAAAAACGCAAGGAATTCGAGCGCTGCCGGCAACACATGGTTACACTGTTCGGGCCGGACGTTGAAGTGCGCCCACCTGTGCGGCCGCAAGAGCCTCGCGGCCGGGTTGGAAAGCGAGTTAAGGCGGAATATAAAGAACGCCTCGCCACTTACAATGCTTTTCTGCAGGTTTATTTCCCCTTACAAATCCTCTATGATGAAATTTATGAATTTTTCGACACCTACCTGAGTGAATGCTTTTTTAATGCCAGTGGCCCTCGGCGGGTGTATTTTGCAAATCCGGCGGCATTTGAAGCTTGGCTGATGCTGTGCGCTGACCCTGCATTCACGGGTATGTTGGTCACTGAAAAAGTGTAACACCGCTTGCCATCCATTCCAATACACTGCATAATTCATTCATCAACTTTCAGGAGCCAGTGATGCCCAAGATTCTCCCTTACGAAGAAGCCGCCGAACTGTACACCAAATTTGAACAAATCATCAAAGTGCATGCTCAACTTGACATGTCTGAATTTGTACAAACCCGTTTTACGGCAGTGTTTGAATGGGTTGAAGTTTCGGTTGAGTCATCCGAATATGGCGCCCGCCACACAATTATCCTGTACTGGCCGTCTACTGATGTGACAAAGACTTATTACAGTCTCACGGAGTTCCGTGATGCGTATGACCTCACAACTGTGTACCCGACCATGTTCCCGAAGACGATTGAAATGCCGGTGGTGAAAGGCTAAAAGTAACAAAGCGTAACAACCCTTGCACTAATTTCCGAACTACCGCATAATACAAACACTGCAAAACACGCAGCAACTCAGCAAACTTCAAGAGGCGAAAAATGCTTTTCAAACAACTGAACCATGGTTTCTATTTTGCCATCAGTGATGAACTGGTGGGGCTGATTGAACAGGATCGCGCCGCCGCGCTGGCGCGATGTAATGCTGAAATTTTTGTAACTCGTGGCCCTGGCAGTTCAACCGTTACGCTTTCCGGGTTTGGTACAACCGTTAAAGCCTATCACACGGGTGAATTTTATTCAGTGGCAGATATGATTCATGCCGTTCCTGGAATTGATACGGTTGTTATTGATTCGCCATTGCAGGGCGAAATTGGAATTAATGGTTTGGTTCCCGGATTCACTATTTATGTGGTCATTGACAATCAAAACCGTTTTTCTATTACCGGATATGAGGCTGACGCCGAGGAACAGCAGAAGGATTACCCCAAGGTGTTTACCCCGGAAGGCCCGTTTTCCGTCATGTTCCAGCGCCCTGGCAATGGGTGGGAACATCTGTTTGCGAATTCGATGGAAATGGTTCAAACCATTCTGATGCAAGAGTTCGTCCCTGGTCTGAAGTTTCGCGTTTTTGCGCTTGAACCTGAACCGACGCCCATCAAGATTTGCATGAGCACCAATGGTTCTGGGGAAACCGTATGGTCGGTTTCCGAGTAAAGTGTAACAGACCTTGCACTAATTTCCGAACTACCGCATAATACAAACACTGCAAAACACGCAGCAACTTCCCAAAACTGAAAAGGAACTTTGAAATGACTACTCTCAATCGCCGTGAATACGTGGCCGTCTACAACGTCATCAATAGCAACCCGAACGGCGATCCGGATAACGGCAATCAACCTCGCGTTGATTCTAACGGATACGGACTTATTACCGACGTATCCATCAAGCGCAAGATTCGTGATTTCGTGCAAGCAGTTCATGAAATGCCACTGCTGTGCCAGAGTGGTGTGAATATTCATTCGCTGTACGATGGCAAGACTCCTGTGGAAGTGCTTGCTTCGTTCTGGGATGCGCGCCTGTTTGGCGCAGTAATCACCAAGCCGAAGAAGGCAGACAAGAAGGGTAAGAAGGCCAGTAAGAAGGCTGCAGAAACCGATGACGAGGTTGAAGAAGAATCTAGCGGCGATGATAACGCCCAAGTTTCCGGCCCGATTCAATTCGGTTTTGCCAAGTCGGTACTCCCCATCAATCCTGAAATCGTTTCCATTACCAGCTCATTCGGTCGCAAGGAAGAACAAACGCAGACGATGGGTAACAAATGGATTGTCAACCATGCCGTTTATGTGCAGCATGCTTTCTTCAACCCGATTTACGCGCGCAATTCTCGCGTGACCGCTGAAGACATGACCGTCTTTGAAGAAGCCTTTGCCAATATGTTTGAGCTGTCCAAATCGGCGGGTCGTGCTGATTGCTATGTCGAGCGCCTGTACCGTATTGACCATGATTCGGTGCTCGGTAAGATGAATTCGTATCGCACTACCCGTAGTGTTGACATCAAGGCATCGGCTGAACCGACCTGCTTTGAAGATTACACGATTACCGTTAACGGTGGCGCAGACCTTGAAGTCGGAGAATCCGTTGAACTTTCTGCTGGCGTCAAGATTACCCGAGTGGTATAATTCAGCATCGAAAACAGCAGGGGAGTACCCCTGCTTCATCTTCTGAAAAGGAATTAGCATGCTGTCTTGTCGCATCATTGGTGATCGTGCCTGTTTTACTAATCCTCACCTGAATGGTGAACGCATGTCTTATGATGTCCCGACTGGTTCTGCCCTTCGGCAAATCATTGGAAGTGTTTATTCAAAGCCGGAAATGCGAGTCATCATTCGTGAGATTCAAATTCTTAACCCCATACGGCGTGGATATATCAAACTGAATGGACTGAAATTTAGTCCTCGTGAGGTGACAAACCCACAACTCAACGCAAAGCATCGCCATCAGTACAACATTTCGTTTCTTGAAAATGTTGACTATCGAGTGTTTTTCACTATACAAGACGAAGGATGTGACCGCGAAGGGGCTAACACCCCTGGTAAGCATGCGGCCATTTTTCGTGACCGTCTCGCAGCAGGGAAGCATTACAAACAGGCATTCCTCGGTATGCGCGAATTTGTCGGTTTCGTCCTCGAAGACTTTGACGACAAAAAACCGATTGACCATTCTAGTGATTACGGTACAATGCTGCATGACATCATTCATCCAACAAAATACAATAAACTGAAACAGGCTGAAATTTCTTGGACTCGGGTGAAAGTTCAAAACGGCGTTATCAAATTTTAACAAAGGTTTATCATGCATCCCATCGAACGTCTTCTTGACATTTACCCGCAAGTTGCAGACAAACTGGTGCGCGCAGGAGTCAGTCCAGTCAAAATGGCGTATTTCGTTGATATCGATATGTCAGGAAACCTGCTGGCCGTTCTACCCACTGATGCTGAACTGGCTGTCGTGTCTCGGGCACGAACGAATGGTATCGCACCCAACGTCGGTTGGGATAAGCCCGTGTACATTTTTGGATACACTATTGGTGATAAAGTTGAACGTGCTGAAAAATGCCAACAAGCATTTTATGATGAACTGTGCGAAATGAATGCACAACTGCATAATCCGTTTGTTCAATCCGTTATCACGTTTCTAGAATCTGCACCACTTGACCAATTAGAGCAATTGGTCGATTTGCCCAATCACGCATTTTCCAGTACGGGGCCGAAATCTAATTTCTGTGCCATTCGTGTCATTGATGACCAAAACATCCCACACATCATTTGTCAAATGGCGGATGTGCTTGATTACGCTTTGAACAAGTTCGGACAAGCCACCAATCATCCGTTCATTAAAACCTCTGGCAAAATGGCATCAGGCGCTAACGGAGCAGTGCTGGTTTCTTATAACGTCCCTGCATTCGATTCTTTCCTGCACTTGAAAGACTATCAACGGGATGGAATTTCTGCCTCAGACATTACGAAGTATTCACAAACTCTCCAATACCTGATGGATAACTATTTCATCAAGTTTACTGAGAACTCCGGCTGTGTTTATTTCTTCAAGAATGCTGAACAAGAAGATGATTTTCTGGCAGACCTGTTCGGTGATTATGTCACTAACCCGGTCGTTAAATTGCTGAATGTCAAGAAGAAAATTAACGCCCTTTGGACTAGTAACGAAAGTGCAGTCGATGTTGACCTGTATGTATTTTTCGTGCATACTAACGTCGCTCGCCTGTTCATTTCAGACCTTGTTGAAACGAAACTGAGCGTGCTAGCGAAGAAAGTTGACAATTGGCTTAACACGATGGGTTCTCAGACTGTTAAGCAAATCGCTGAACAACTTGCCCCGAAACGTGGTACTAATTCCAGTATGATGCAGCTTTTGAAACGAGAAATCATTAGTCATATCTTTGACCGTGGTTCACTCCATCGAAGTTCCGCTTGCGCCATCGACCGTCTTTCTGGTATCATGGCCGAAGACAAAAATCAGCCGTTCACTCGGAAGAACCTTACCAACTTTTTGAAATTTGCAGGAGCAGAACAAATGCCTACCAACTATTCGTTCATCGTCGGCCGACTGCTGGCAGTATATGAACAAATGCAACAAATTGCTGCCCGTGCCAGTAGCACTGGTGTTCAACGAGGGGTTGTAGAAAAGTATCTGCGCAAGCTGACATCCAAGCCGCAAGACATTGCCCGGATTACCGAATATGTGCATTGGGAAAAGTTGATTATTCGGCAATACGGGAAATCGGAATTTACTACCAATCTTCTCAGCCTGCGAAACTCGCTGTTCGCTTCACTGATTAATGCATCTGTGGAAAAGGATGCTACCCAACTGCATCTTGGATTCGCTCATCAACGTGCGGTCTTTGATACTGAACGAGCTGCACGAAAAGCAAAGAATGCGCAGACCCCTAGTGGCGACTCTGTTGCCGAAGGTTCGCGCGAGGTCTAAGTGATTGATTTTTAAGGGTTTTTGCTTTTACCTTTGGCTCGCTGACCAAAAGGTGAACCGTAAAAACGAAGGTTCGCGGAAAGTGTCAGAAAACCTAACAAAATCAACACCTTACGAAAGCAAGGTGAATCTACCGGCGTAAGCCGGTAGTGTATTGAAACTGCATCGCATCGACCTGATTCTCAAGCCGATTATGTGAATCTACCGGCGTAAGCCGGTAGTGTATTGAAACTAGACATCCCTGGCGGGTTACTCGCAGGCTCATATGTGAATCTACCGGCGTAAGCCGGTAGTGTATTGAAACTCTTTCGAGCGAAAAGCAATATACAGCTTGACCGCGCGGTGAATCTACCGGCGTAAGCCGGTAGTGTATTGAAACTTGAGCATCCGGCCGGGTCAAAGCTGTGGGCGGAAGTGAATCTACCGGCGTAAGCCGGTAGTGTATTGAAACAGCTCAGAGAAAATCTCAGCAAAACTCGAAGCGAGTGAATCTACCGGCGTAAGCCGGTAGTGTATTGAAACTCTGAAATCAATATGCTTACCGAGCAGCGCAAGCGTGAATCTACCGGCGTAAGCCGGTAGTGTATTGAAACTCAACTGACAACGATGATATGTGCGAGCTATGCGGTGAATCTACCGGCGTAAGCCGGTAGTGTATTGAAACAGATTCGTTTATCAATACAGTTCTGTGGCTGTATATGTGAATCTACCGGCGTAAGCCGGTAGTGTATTGAAACAGCTCATGCTGCCGTCATTGGCAGAAACTTGATTGTGTGAATCTACCGGCGTAAGCCGGTAGTGTATTGAAACCACGGCATCAGCGCGTACATTTCATTCACAGTGATAGTGAATCTACCGGCGTAAGCCGGTAGTGTATTGAAATGTCGTCAATATCGTGCGCAAAGAGCGTGAATCTACCGGCGTAAGCCGGTAGTGTATTGAAACCGCCTGCGCCAGCACGGAACAGTGAGCGGATATTGCGTGAATCTACCGGCGTAAGCCGGTAGTGTATTGAAACAAAGCTCCGCAAAGTCGTTTATCGCTTTCGCTAAGTGAATCTACCGGCGTAAGCCGGTAGTGTATTGAAACTAGCAGCCGAGCGAGGTCAAGCCCTTGGCGGACGGTGAATCTACCGGCTTACGCCGGTAGTGTATTGAAACTATTTTTCCGCTGCAGGATGGCAGGGTCTGAGAAGTGAATCTACCGGCTTACGCCGGTAGTGTATTGAAACAGTTTATTCGCCGCAGAATCATCGAACGAATCAAATTGGTGAATCTACCGGCTTACGCCGGTAGTGTATTGAAACCACGGTATGCAGATTATCTCACATGTCGAGTTCGGTGAATCTACCGGCTTACGCCGGTAGATTCTTTAAAACACACATCATGTACGCCGTTACGGTGTCAGCAAATAGTGAACCCTGAACACCGAACAAAGTTTTCCCACCTATTAAAAGATGCTTGACAGACCGACCAGCCTCGGATAAACTGTCAAGCATCTTTTTCTTTCCATCATCAAAAATGCACTACGCCCATAGTTACGTGACACCTTCTGGAAGAACCTATCATGGTTTGCTTGACCATTTGCAAGGAGTTGCGGACAAAATCGCTGGTGGTAACTATTTCAAATTGCTCGGCCTGTTCCATGATGCGGGCAAATTCCGTACAGGGTTTCAGGAATACTTACTGTCTGACCATCCAGCCTCTTTTTCAAAAGAGGCTAAAACTCATTCGGCTGCTGGTGCGATTCATCTGGCGAAGCTGCTCCATAAAAATGGATATCAATTTGATTCGTATGAAACTAAAATAGCATCTATTGCCATCATGTGCCATCATACAGGGTTGCAGGATGGATTCAGTATTAAAGATAAGATGCAAGCCAGAAAAACGGAGTATCAAGAATCTGTCTCGTATTTGCATCAAATTCCTGCTGAACAGTATCCGATAAAAGGGTTCAAAATGTCTGGTAACGTCGCTATGCGGATGCGATTTACTTTGTCGAAACTTGTTCATGCTGACTGGACGGACACGGCCAATTTTTACAAAACCCAACCTGAAATCTCTTACGATTCCATTCCAGTGCTTGATTCAGTGATGGAAAAGCATATGAGCAAATTCGTTCCTACTGAGCAAATTCATTTTACCCGTAACGAAATCTTGGAGGATTGTATTGCATCTGCTGAAAAGACTCCTGGCTGGTTTTCTTTATCTGTTCCGACTGGTGGTGGCAAGACTCTTTCCGGGATGCGGTTTGCGTTGAAGCATGCGCGGACACACGAAAAGAAGCGGGTGATTGTTGTCATTCCATACACGTCCATCATTGACCAGACAGCCAAGATTTATAAGAGCATTTTTGGCAAAGAGAATGTGCTTGAGCACCACTCTAATTTTGACCCGAAAGAATCAAATGATGAAGGGATTGACAAATACAAATTGCAAGCTCAGACGTGGGACTCACCCATCATTGTGACGACTGTTGTTCAATTCCTCGAATCATTATTCGCATGTAAAAATTCTAAATTGAGAAAATTACAAGCGATTGAAAATAGCGTTATCATTTTGGACGAATCGCAATTACTACCTGTAAATTTGCTAACACCCACTATGGATGCTTTGAAAAGTTTGGTAGAAGATTTCAATTGTTCAATTGTTCTATCTACTGCCACTCAAGCTGACTACGCGTATAAGTATAACGTCCGTCCGCAAGAAATTATTTCCAATCCGGGTGAGTTACACGGCCGGCTAAAACGGGTTGAAATTGAGTATGAACCTAACTTCAATGTTCATTCCGAAATTATTCAGCACGGGAGCAGTTTAACGATTGTTAACACGCGTAAGCACGCTCTTGACCTGTTTCAAGATTTGCGAGATGTTTGTCCGGAGCTTGTTTACTTGTCTGCTTATATGCATCCGAAACATCGAAAGCAGGTGATTGCCGAAATCAAAGAGAAACTAGCTAATGGGGAAATTGTGAAAGTCATTTCAACGCAGTTAGTTGAAGCTGGGGTTGATTTTGATTTTCCGATTGTGTTCAAGGAATTTGCCGGTCTTGATAGCATCGTGCAGGCGGCTGGAAGATGCAATCGGGAAGGGAAACAAAAGATGGGGTATGTTATTGTTTTCCCACACATTGATAACAAATTGCCGCCGTCAATTAGAGCGGCGAGTATCAGTACGATTACCGTTCTGAATAAGCATAAGCTAACAGATGTTAACGCCACACGACTGTTTTTCAATCATTATTTGAATTCAGTTGATGTTGGTGATAAGCTGATGGCGAAACTTGGCGATAACGTCGAGTTGATTCAGTTTGCCAGTTTTGCGAAAGATGCGCGGGTGATTGATGATGAAATGCTGTTCACTGTGGTTTGTGAACCCGCTTCATCAATTAAGAAAATGCAGCAAGTGTCGATTTCAGTATATGCAAAAGACCGGAAATATTTGTTGGATTCTGGGCTGGCAGTAGAGCATTTGAAGTTTGAAGATACCCTGGTATTACGGGAGGGAATGTATGACCCGGTGCTAGGTGTCATAGTGGACACTGGTAATGCGTACAATCCTGGCTTAATTGTGTAACACCGCTTGCACTCTCGCAACTGACGTTATACTTCTTTCATCAATTCACACCCAGGAAATTTAATGAGTCAGACGACTAACGGAACCGAACTTAAATTTGGTGCAATTGGGAGCAAGCTATCTTCGGGTGAGGTAGTGCTTTCCGCATCTGGTCGTCGCCTTTCGCCATTCCCAACTATCAAATTTGATTCAATCCGAAAAGTAATAAACACTTTGAAGCGGGTTGATGTTTGGCTAATTAAAAATGCTTTAGCGGAAGCGCGAACACGGGGAGACGATTTTAATGCGCGGCCGTTTGCGCAGGTACTTGCGGGTAAAGTGATTTCCCAAGCTGACAAAGATTGTGCAGAAGAATATCTATTCGGGGAACAGCCGGAAATTCTGAGCAGTTTCCTAAAACCGCTTGCACTCCCTCCCAACTGACGTTATACTTCTTCCATCCCTTCAACAACTTTCTGGAGTCTTCAAATGACCAATCAAGAACGATTTCTGCAAGCAGGTGGTGCTTTCACGCTGACTCGTTTCATCAAGAAACAAGTGATGACTGAACAACCTCTGCCCCGTATGCTGCACAAGATGCGTCAGCCGATGGTGTTCAATTTTCAAGGGAAACGAGTAACCACGATGATTGACGGCTTTGACTGCCGTTATCCTTCGGCCCTGCCGTGCATCGGTTCTCACGAACTGCGAGAGGAATTCAAAAATGGCGACATTTATTGATGCGGTAGTTATTTGCCCGATTTGTCACGCATCATTTCCAGTGATAGAACTTATCACTGACCCCGTGGCAGAAGATGACGTTCCAGTTATGACATGTGATAATTGCGATACGCCAGTCGCAAACATGCCAGTCATCAAGGAACGTAAGTCAAAATAATTTGGTGACAATCTGAACCGTAATTATTGCACAAACTGAATACATCATAATACGAAGATTCAGCTTGTGCAATTTTTGCATCTCGGAATGCAAACCATCCAGCTTGAGATTCACCTTGTTGAATTCGGATTGTAGACAATGGACTGCCGATGAAAGCTCATTAACTTTTTCTTCAAGCGCCAGAATCCTTGCATCATTCCCGCGCCGATTGTATAATTGAGTCACGTTGCTTGAGGTGTCAAGTTCGGTCATAATTATTAGGTCGCTATTTACAGTATTTACAGATGATAGCGATTCCCGTCAAACCTTTTGTTAAGAGACGTTAATGAACATTTTTGTGCTGGATCAAGACCCGGTTGTTGCGGCCCAGATGATGTGTGATGAGCATATTATCAAGATGCCTACTGAAAGCCTGCAAATGCTTTCGACCAACTATCGGCTGCTGGACGGTCGGAAAATTGATTTCATCAAGCCGAACGGCAAGAAGCAGACGATGTTTCTGATGGATGGCGAGCAAGTTGCCTTGAAGAAGTTCACCGAAGAAGGTGAATTCATTCCGGAAAGTAAGCAACGGTTCACCATCGTTGACCCAATTATTTTCCGCAACACGCATGAAAACCATGAGTGCAATATCTGGACTCGTGACTCGACCGGGAATTACGAATGGCATTACAAACTTTTTTGTGCAATGCTTGATGAATTTTTCATCCGTAATGGTAAAATGCATGCTTGCGAGTGGGGCCGTTCATGGATGGCTGAACCGCCTAAGAACTTGAAGAAAGGTCGATTCTATGCTCAACCTGAGTGCATGCCTACAGAGTTTAAGAGAAAGACTGTGGTCGAAAGCTACCGGAACTTCTACATCGAAGACAAACTCTTTGCCAGTTACAACCGAGGACGAAATGCACCAGCTTGGTTTACTGAAGGCCGACTATGCAAAAGTTGATGCGTGTATTAAACACATGTATCAATACCCACACCGTTACCCGAGTCATTATCAAGAGGTGTTGAAATCTTTTGAAATGGAACGGCAACGGATTTTGATTCAGCATGATATGCTGAAAGAACTAATTGAAACGAAAGGTACTAAATGACTACAGTAATTAACCACAATCCTCTGCTAGATTTTGCACCACTGGATGAGCTGCTGAAGAAGCCGGGAATGCGTGCCATTCTCGCATCCGAGTATTATGGCGTGGCGCAAGACATCATTGATAAAGCGTTTGAACCGCTGCGGGGTGACGTTGATGCGCACTGGCTTGATGCGGTTGGATATGCCACCTTTGACATTTGCGACCAGATGTTTTTCCAACGCGGTTTGGCTGGCGATTTTCACATCACCCGAGAAGGCAACGCTGATTTATTCTCTGTGTTTGAAACCGTTTGTCCATCTGTCATCATTAATGGTACAGAAGTAACTATCTCCCAATTTTCAACCATTATCGTAAACATTAATAAAAACGGTGCGAATCGAACGCTAGTGTTCAATCCGGAACATTTTGTTTTCATTGATGAGTTCTGGTTTGATGAGAATGTGTCCGCCGCCGAACGCAAGAAAAAAGCCGTGGAATACGCTGTGTCTGCTGCATCATTGATGGGCTTTAGCCTTAAAGCCCGTAATGATTGTCTGCGAAAAATGCTGGCGGAATTTAAAGACAGTTCGGAACCGCAGGTCGGTGTCATGGCGGTTCTACACGGAACTGCCGAAAGTCGGCATAACAGTACAGTTGTCAAATTCAAAAAGTAACGAAACGTAACACCGTTTGACACTTGTCGCCAGACCTGTCAGAATTGAATCATCGATAAACCGGAGTTAAAATGCATACCCTGTTCACGCAAAAAGCCACTCGTGGCATTCTTGATGAAATCGCTGTCGGTCGGTTTGAAGTGTTGACTGCAAATACCGAAGTGCTGGAAACACAGATTCAGCATTTCGTTAATAACAAAAACCTTACAGGTGTTTGCCTACGGGTTTCCACTCTGGAAGATTTCGATGAAATGCGAGAAACTGGTGACATGCTTTCTTTTGAGAAGAAGATTCTCTGGCAATACGGTAACATTTAACTTTTAGGAGCAATGCAATGACTTTTCAATCATGGCAACAAATTCATTACCCCATTTCCGCATCTGAACTGGAGAAATCCGGTGCATCAGATATTGAACTGGTCAAGCATTCGGTCATCAAATGGAAAGGTCTGCGAGCAGAAGTTCTGCAGGCACATGGGCTGCAGGCTGATGCGGATGTGATTATTCCGGCTGAACAGTCTCCTGTAGAACCGCAGGCAGATACTTTTTTATTGATTGATTCCGATTCTTGTGCGCTCTGTCAACGGTTTTACGATTACGGTCAACTGTGTTACGATTACGACGAAGCGCTTGAAGCGAACGAAAATGTCTGTGATTTCGCCGCCTTAAATGCGTGCAGTGAATGCCCACTTAGGAAAACGATTGGACACCCGTGTTTCATCGCAGAAGGGTATCCGCATGAAACTACAGAAGACACGGTTGATCCATATACCGCTTTCATCACCTGCGGAAATCCCGAGCCAATGATTGCCGCTCTTGAAGCAACGCTTCAACGTCTCGAACAACTCTAATAATAAAATTCCTTAAAGTTGATTTTAGCCACCCTCGCGGTGGCTTTTTTCTTTGCGGAAGTAAATACCAATTACTACTCAGAGAACTTATGGCGAATACGATCAACGAACGTACCACACATGATTTATGGATTGAATCAAGAAAGTTTCAATTAACACTTGACCGAACGGCAAACACTACTCTCAAAATCACGGTGGAAATGCCACATCCGTTAGAGTTTGTTGATGGGGCAGTCATTCTGCTTTCCACTAAAGCCATTGGCCCGGTCAATTATCCTGATGATGGAACTCAATACACGGCCGATACTGCATATAACTCACCCTCAGCTTCCATCATCGACCAAGCGCAAGTTGTCGCATTCTATTCAGATTTCTTTCAACATCCATTTCCGGTAACGACTGTATCGGCGAATAAAACTGCCCAAACGTTTTCGATTGATATCACCAATACTGACCCATCGACCATTTACTATGCGTCGATTCATCCTTGCACGTCAATTTTGCAGTATTACCCAATTGGTATTCAGTCATATCCGCTAGAATCCTCAGCTCAATTAGAAAAGGGCGTTTCTGCTTATACGGGTAACATCCCTTCGTTACCTAGTCCACCAACCAATCCGACTGACGGTTTCGTCTATTTTGACACGCAACTTAATCTCATCATGTTCTTTGATGCGTCTTCGCAATCATGGATTCAGACGAGAGGTGATGCCATCATGTCAGGGGACGTTAATCCTGGCACGATGGGCCAAACCTATTTGCAAGCTGGTACATCCAATCTATATGTATTTGATGGTCGGGTGTGGGGAATTGCCAATACTACTAATTTCCAAATTAGAGATAGCGCCAATGCGTTTGTTCCCTTCGCATCAATGCAATCGGGTGTTGCTGTTCCTGCCGCTCCCGTCACTGGTGATTTCTTTTTCGATTTTACTACGCGGCGACTAACGTTCTTTAACGGAATGGAATGGTCGGTTCCGAATCAAACCAATACTTTGTTTTTTGGGACGGCTGGATATCTGCCGGCGTTCTCTGTTCCATTCACTTTTGAGTATAGTCAGTTAATTACTCCTTACAACGGATTGTTATTCTACAACACTAAGACAAAAGCGTTGAATGTATTCATGCGTGGAGCATGGACAAAAGTTAATACCGAGGGAGCTGGTTCACCAACTACTGACAAAATCGGTATTGGTAATGATGGGTCTTATGCTGAACGAACCCGATTGATTAAAATTTTGAAGGCGCAGTTAGGCTGGCCGGGTGCTTGCGTTGAATTGTCTGAGGAACAGTTTAACGTCGCTATCGACAATGCGTTAGATACTTACCGACAATTATGTGGCGCTGCCTATGAAAAAAGATATTTCATTTACCCGCTCTTGAAAGACCAGCAACTTTATTATTTGAATAGCCCGGTGGACAAGACGGATAAAGTTGTGTCAGTGACAAGTATTTCTCGACTAAACATCCTTGGTTCCAATTCAATGAATTGGGACTCCAATCTGTACTTTCAGACATTCATCAATCAGTATTTCAACGGGGCGACAATTGACTTACTCTCCCTCCATTTAACTTACAATCTGTCAGAAGAATTTAACAGACTCTTGGCCGGTGATTTGATGTTTACTTGGAATGAAGCTCGCCGTGAGTTACACATTCTGCGCCGAATTGCTCAGAATGAAAAAGTGGTCATGGAAGTTATTCTGGAACGAACTGAGCAAGAATTGTTATCTGACCGATGGGCAAAGCAATTCTTTCAGAATTGGGCGTTAGCCGAATGCAAGAATTATCTTGGTCAGATTCGGGGCAAGTTTACTTCTGGCACTCCCGGCCCGAATGGCAGCATTTCTCTGAATGGGTCTGAATTAATTACTGAATCAGAAGCCGATTTCACCGCGCTGAAAGAAGCGTTACTCAACTATGAATTTGGCGGGTTGGCTGAAATGGGTAACGTGTCTATGTTCCTAATGTAAAGGAAATAAAATGAGTTGTACTCCTGCCGGCTCGGTTAATGATACGAGCCAATTGCAAAATCAGTTAGAGAAATATGCCGTACCTGATTTGTGTGTTGGTGAATTTTCTGTTTCTGATTGCCAAGACACCTACCAAGAATCCATCGCGGCGGAAGCGATGAATCGGTCTGGGGCCACTATCAACATTTTCAAATTGCTCGGCGTGCACGAGCAAGGGAAGATGCTTGATGTGACAGGCTCAGGAAGGCCGCTAAACGGCTCTGCATTCGCGTTTGACGCCCTCGCACCTACCTGGGTATCACCACAGGTCGGAACGGCTGTTACGCAGGCTCCTGCGTGGCTTGGCTACGATTTCGGTGTTCGGTCTAAAACCTATGTGAATTCTCAATTGCAAGTGACACCCGCCTACTTGCCAGAATTACCCAATCTGCAAGTCATTTCAAGTTTCAGAATCACTCAACCGACTGCCGGGGCGAGAGCACTTCAAGTTAGAATTGATTCTTCTAACGGAGAGTTTTACGTCGATCCGACTACCATTCAATATGCTGGAACTGGTAATGGACTGTTTAGCAATTTTACAGCGGGCACTCATTGTAATACCGGCGCATTGATGCTGACCGCATTATCTGCGACCACGTTCTCAGTATTTTACACAGGTAACAATACTTTGTTAGGTGTTGCAACAGTTGGGCAACGGTTCAACTCGTTGATTTGCTCATTCAATCTGGCGGCTGGCTCAATTCCGTTTGTTATTAATGATATGTTCACCGTGCCGATTTCGATGAAATGGCATCGAGTTGATGTCGTTAATTTGTTAGATAACGCCGCTCCCCAATTGGTTTCGTTCAAGCAATCAGCCGGTGCGAGATATTGGCGAATTGTTCCGACCATGTTTGTAGGAACAGGTGCATGGGAAGTTGAAAAGGTTGAGTTTTTCAATTTAACGTCCACTCGATTAGATACCATTCAAGACCATCTATTCATGGAAAATCGAGATAGAGAGTATGCCACCACGTCCATTGATTTGAAAGTGGCTTATACACCCATTGAAGCCATTTCCAATCTTGGTAAATTTGGATTTGACATTGGTGAAACGTATGTGTTCACGGCTGTATTTGCACAAATGGTGCAGGCACTCGGCAGACCGTTAGTGATTGGAGACATTCTCGAAATTCCTTCTGAACGGCAATACGACACTAATTTAATGCCGGTCAGAAAATTCATCGAAGTAACTGACACAAATTGGGCGGCTGATGGTTATACAACATCTTGGCGACCCATTATTTTCAAGTTTCAAGGTCAACCTGCCATTGCATCACAAGAGACTAGAGATTTGTTCGGCACGTTGAATAACAGATTTTCCATCAATGACCTTGATTTTGCAAATGGAATGCAATCGTTGCAAACTCAACCTATCACTTCTACTGAGATAAATACTCAGGAAGCGATTGATGCTGTGCCGAAAAAAGGAACGGATGGACTTGAATTGGCATCTGGTACGAATAGATTTAGGAGTCCGGGTAGTTATGATGGCAATCAAATGTATGTCGCAGACGCCATTCCGGCTGATGGACAAACGTATGAAGAAGGATTTAAGCTGCCAACTCCAGCTATCTCCATTGCTGACCGAACATTCTTCAGACTGATTTATGACCCGGCATTGAAGATTCCTGCGAAGCTATATCAGTTTGACGCATCCGTGATGAAATGGAAATGGGTTGAAACAGACCAGCGGCAAAATAGGTCTAGCTTCAAACCGAGTCAAAAAACTATCCTTGGTTCATCTAACGTCCCTTTATCGAGTAAATTATGATTAACTACTATTTCTATAATGAGCAACTGCGCAAATACATGCTTCAATTTTGCGCCATCTTTTCCGGGCTGAAAGTTCAAACAGGGCTGGATGGATGTGGCAACACTGAGTTTTTAGAAGTGCCGTGCCTGATTGGCAATAAAGAGCGGGTGGTCGCGGCCATCTTAGCCGGTCATACGCAAAACTTACCTTATTCATTACCAGCCCTCTCCGTCCATATGCGGGGCTTGTCAATGGACGATTCTCGCCGGAAAGCTTACGGATATGTTGACCATCGTGTCGCCATGAAAACTGGCGGCGCGTTCCCGGACGATTTGTATGTCGTTCAGCGGGCGATGCCAAATCCATTTCTGATGCAGATTGAATTGACCATCAACGCCAGTAATACCAATCAATTACATCAAATCCTAGAACAGATTTTAGTGCTGTTCAATCCAGATTTGCAGATTCAGACCAGTGATGCTGAATTCGACTGGACGAAAATTACGACTGTGAAAATGACGGAAATCACGAATGAAGAAAACTATCCGTCTGGGCAGGATAGGCGAATTATGCAATGGACGTTAGGATTTGAAATGCCTATCTTCCTAAGTATTCCTATGGGTATTCGGGATGAAGTAGTTAAAAAAGTTGTCATCCAAATTGGTGACATGAGCACGATGACCATTAACGAAGTGGACGAAAATGGTAATTTACTGCCGTTCGGTACACCTATCGCACAAGTTACGTTAACGGAACCTAATAATCAAGGATTACCCGTAACTCCCGCTAAACCAATCTAAGAGGAAAAGATGATTCTCATTAAACAATTACTAGAAGCAAAAATGAGTCCAGCTCGATTCAAAAAGGCGTTAGATATGCCGGGAGTCTTGCTCGGATATGAAATCGAAATGCTGGTTCCTGAAGGGACGCCGATGTTTGGATTTAGTCATTCACACGAAGACTATGATGAAGAAGACAGTGATGCGTGGGAAATGAAACGCGAGCTGGCTTATCAAGAAACGGCCGATAACGTCGCTGACGCACTGATGGACGTAATCCACGATAGAATTTTTGTCCGGGATGAACCGCATGGTATTGTCAACACATGGAAGATTGAACCTGATTCATCTATTAGAGAAATTGACCAAATGGGTGTTGGGCTGGAATTATGCACACCAGCGCCGCCTAAACCGATGAAAGAGGCGTTAGCTGATTTGCGCATGATTTTTGACTTCATGGAAGAAAACGATATTGACACCAATGAATCAACCGGCTTTCATATCAATATCAGTTTCAAGGGAATGATTGAAAATCTTGATTGGGTTAAGTTAGTTATGTTCCTCGGAGAAAACAAAATCCTTTCTGATTTCAATCGGGAAGGAAACAGATTTGCGTTGCCACAATCTGATAACATCGTTAAACTACTTTCGAGAAAGCTTGAAATAGACCAGATCGCTCAGTTGGTGAAAAGCTCGAAAGATATGCAGCAATGGGCGAGGCGATTCCTAAGCTTGGACAAGTATTCAACCATCAATTTTAGTAAAGCAACTTCTGGTTATCTCGAATTCAGAGCGGCTGGAGGTGATAATTATCATCGAGACTATGAACTGATTGAAGATACGGTTGGCAGAATTGTCCGAGCATTACAAATGGCCTGCGACCCTGATGCCGAATCTGCAGAGTATCAAAAGAAACTGTATAAACTGTTTGATTCTGTCGTTCCGAAGAAATCTGAAGACCAAGTGAATCGAGAATCACCGGTAGATTTCTTTAGCAAGTTCATGGTTGATGAATCAGCCATCCGTGAACTAATGTCATTAAAGCCCGGTGAAGTCTTGACGTATGGTCAGCTAACAACGTTAGATGATTTGTTCCAATCAGCTCGAATCAAAAAATACATGGAACGTTATAACGCCCGGTTTAACACTTTGCAAAAACGGTTCTTGAGTCATTGCCATGAGTTACTTGCAAAAATGCCAGAAGTTCCCGGTGATACTCCAAAGGAGAAAAGTTTGGCTGCGTGGATGAAACCTGACACAATGTTGAAAATCCAGGAATTAACTCGATTCAAATAATGGCCGTAATCTATCCTGCAGCTAAATAAAGTAAAATCATAAAAGGATAGATTATGGCTATGATTTCTCCGGGCGTACAAGTTCCATTCACCGATTCTTCATTTATTGTCGCGTCCGGTGGTGCAACTGTCCCCCTCTTTTTCGTTGCAACGCAAGCTGGCAAGAAACAATCAGATGGTATCACGCCGGCTGCTGGCACGAATGAATTTTCAGTGGTGCGTACTGTCACTTCACTGAAAGAAAGTCTTGAACTGTACGGCGTGCCTGTATTCCGCACCGATGTTAATGGTAATCAACTACACGGTGATTCACGTAATGAATATGGTCTGTTTGCTCTGAATCAATATCTGGGTGTTGGTAATCGGGCGTATGTCGTTCGTGCAAACATTGACCTAACAGACACTGATGAGACTTTTATCTCGTTTGGCGTACCGGCTGTTGTTCAAAGCACTGTTTCATTTAATGGACTTGGAAACGGTACACTAACCGGCATTACTGCTGGTTCAAGTTCCGTCAAGCCACAAACTGTGACGGTTACTTTCACTTCTTCCACTTCGTATTCAATTATCGGGTCAGTGTCTGGATACATTGGCGCGGGTGTTGTTGGTACTCCGTTCACTTCGACCAAACTGTCGCTGAGTGTTACGGCTGGTTCTACCGCGTTCGTCGCTGGTGATGAATGGACGTTCCAACTGGCTTATGTCGGCGTGGCTGGTGCTAACACCGGAAACGGTACGATGGTTAATCTTGCGGTAGGTACTGCACCTGTTGCTGAAGTTTATACCGTAACAATGACTTCTGCAACTGCTTATTCAGTGGTTGGCTCAATTTCTGGCGCATTAGCTGCCGGTGTGGTTGGTTCTACTTATCAAACGTCCAAGCTGTCTTTCCAAATTCTTGCAGGAGCTACTGCGTTTGTTGCGGGTGATACGTTCACTGTCACGGCCACTTCCGTAACTATTTCTGCCCCGCTGGGTGTTAATGACGCTGCCAAACGGGTTGCCATCGTGACTGCACTGCAAGCAGAAATTAACAGTAATGAAACTGTTCGTGGTCAATCCATCGAATTCGACATCATTTCTTGCCCTGGATATCATGAATGCGCGGATGAAATGGTTGCGCTTTCTATCGCCATTCGTGAAGAAGCTCTCGTGATTGCTGACGCGCCGGTTAAACTGAACGCTGGACAAGCTGCACAATGGGCTGCGACATCAGCTCGTGTCAATGGCCCGGATGTTGCTTATTACTACCCGTGGGGTCTTGCTTCAAATGTGGACGGAACTGATGTGGTAGTTGCCCCGTCTGGTATTGCCATTCGCTCTATCGTTTATTCTGACACGCAAGCTTATCCGTGGATTGCTCCGGCCGGTGTGAGTCGTGGTGCAGTATCAGGTGTTTCGTCTGTTGGTTATGTTTCGGGCACGCTCGGCACTGCGACCACTTACAAGGAACTGGCACTGAATGAGGGATATCGTGATGCGCTGTATGAAAAGAACATCAACCCTATCGTTTATTTCCCAGGTGAAGGTCTGTTCATTTGGGGTCAGAAGACTTCACTGATGGCTGCTAGTTCGAAGAATCGCATTAACGTTTCTCGGCTGGCAATGTATCTGCGTCGGACGCTGCGCAAGGGTGGCAAGCCATTCCTGTTTGAGCCAAATGACCAAGTAACTCGTGACAATCTGCGCGGCGCTGCCGACCGGGTGCTGAACGACGTTATGACGAAGCGTGGTATTTCTGAATACGCAACTCGGTGTGATGCTTCTAACAACACTCCGCAACGTATTGCTAATAACGAACTGTGGCTGGATGTCGGCGTCATTCCGATGTATGCTGCTGAATTCATTTACATCCCGCTGCGATTCGTCGCGCCGGGTGGTTCGATTAAGTAATTAATCAAGCATGAAAAAAGCCCTCCAATTGGAGGGCTTTTTCTTTAGGCAGCTAGAAGATTGCCTTCCAGTTCCCAAACCGGGCCGATGATGGTTCCGCCACCATCCTTATTGGTGCCAGTCCGAATAAGTGTCACTTTCCCGTATTTACGCCCAATGACTGGCGTAACGGGTGATTTGAGAATCGTTCCGGCAGCAGCTACAAATGTGATGGAAGAATCAGTATCTTGACTGAAAGTATAAACAGTGCCAATATCAGGCATCACACCGCCATTAGCTGCCACCCATGCCACATCTCCTAAGAAAATAGTGACGGGGGTGTTATCAACATTACCAACCAAGAAAATAGTGTCTTTACCATTTTGCTGTCCAGTGTAAGTCGGATAGCTAGGGTCGTTACTTGGCACAATCTGCGACGTGATATTTGCCCACACCAGCGGAAAATTGAGGTTGCCAGTCAGTCTGGAAATGTTCATTAACGGAGTTGCTTGATTGGCAACCACGGTATTAAGGGCAGTTACCATATCCGGCCCCATTAAGCCAGCTAACGAAGTTGTCGCCAGTGGTAATGAAACATCAGTACCCGTATCAGAAATTACTAGGATATCCGTGGCGGAAACCGTCTTTGATAGATTGGTCGCACCACCGGATGCAGTCGCTGCTAATGAAATGGATTGGGCGTTAGAATCATAGGTGACGGTCACATTGGTATGAGTACCAGCAGCCAGAGCTGCGGCAGTCGCTGCTTTTGCCATCGCATCAGAATAACTCGTCGCATTTGCCGCAATACCCGATAGTTTGTTAAACATATCCGGCCCCATCAGACCAGATAAGGAACCAGTAACTAACGGTAAAATCGCATCCGTACCATTATCCGATAGAACCGTGATGTTTGAATTGGTAATGGATGTAGTTAAATTTGTCGAATGGGTGAATGCTCCATTACTGCCGCCATGATTGATATAATCAGTGTAGAGCGCCGTAAAATGATTGAAATTGGTGAAATCCAGAATTCCATTGACAGTTGACGACACAAACGGAATAGTAGTTGATGTATTCAGATTAACGGAGTCTGACGCGATAATTTGAATGCCAGAGCCAACTACTTGTGATGTAAGGTTGAAACCGGTTAATGCATTTCCAATCTTCACTTTTTCAGCAGGTGCTAATAAACCAGCCAATGACGAGGTAGCTAACGGAATAGAAGTTCCTGTTCCTGAACTCGAATTAATGGTGACACTGGTAGACGAAACGGTGTTAGATAAATTAGTTGCGCCACCAGTACCAGTTGAGCTAATTAGCGCAATGTACGGAATTTGTAACTGAGTATCAACACCGAGAACGGCCGTGACATTCGATGAGTTGTTATTCGTATTGCCCAAATTGATAGCATTGCCAACTGCCACGATAACGTCATTGATAGGAAGATTTCCGGCATTGGTTTCCAGGGTGCCAACTCTAGTTCCTAACGATGAAATTTCAGAGACATAGTTATGGCTCATGTAGCCATCAATGAGATTAGTTGCCATCGGCATAGAAACGGTCGTTACTCGTTCACCCAACTGATTGATAGAATTGGTCGTAACTACGGGTGGTTGTCCATTGACGATAAATGCTGTATCACTCGCCGTATAAATTTGCGGTTGAGTTTCTGCATCGACATTGAACATGATGGTATTGACATCAGAAATAACACCCACTGAATATGCCATCAGACCTTGCGGCCGAATGGTTGTCAATGCGCCAAAATTATCAATGTATAACGTCTTACCAATCGACCCCGAGAAATCCCACTGTTGGTCTGAAATTTTACCTGCCCGAATTAGATTACCAATTTCACCCGCATACAATGCTTGCATGATGATGCCAACCGGCGTTTTTTGGCCGATAAGAACCGGGTCTGAACTGGCAAGTCGAGCCATGCCAGTAGAATCAATATAAACAGTTGACCGAGCAGGAATGTTTTCTGCCGCTCGAATAGGTGTCGCGTTGTTAGTCGGATAAATGAGCACGCCCGAATTATCCCCATTAACTTTCAGATACTTATCTTCATGGTCGGTGAAAAATTCTGAATTGGCTTTTCGGAGTGGTTCGCCCGTCCGGTCAAGAATGATGGAACCTGCGTTAAATGAACCCGTAATGCCCGCTTGAGATACCCGGCCATATGGCTCAATTTGGTTGACGTTTCCGTTAGCTACTTTGCCCGCAAACAGCCTGATAACAGGAATCCAAATACTTCCCCGACAAACCTTCATAACTGCATTGGTTTTATCAAACCAATGTAGGCCACTTACTTTAGTAGGTTCCGTTTCTTGATAAACGGGTTGGAGAGTTGTGATACCAGTCGTAATTCTGGCTGTCACCGTGTCAATATCCCAAAACAGAAAATTATCAACGCCGGCTACTAACGGCCCCCAATAAGTATCTGAACCTTGGTCAAATTGAACAAGATAGTTGGTAGTGTAATGGGCAAACGTGGCGACTGTCGGCGTGGGAGCGATGTTAAGTTTGACATAGTTATTAATGGTCGATGGCAATAGGAATTGCGGCGAACCAGTAATGTCAATTTGGTAACTTAGCAAACCCTGTCTAAAATTGGTTTTCATGTGCTATATCTTTCTTGTAATCAGTATTTATTAAAGCCAAGGGAAATATGAATTGGCTGTGATAATGACCAATCCATCTTTGCCACGTTCGTTAAGCAACCCACCCGACCCCGGTGAATCAGCATGTTCGGTTTTACCCTTTTGCATCCAGTCACCAGGGCCGCCAGGAACGAGCTGGAAAGGCTGCATTTGCTTGGAAGCATCTCCCCCAGCACCACCGCCATTGCCGGCGATTACGCGCCCCCCTAGACCCGTTGGCGAGCCTCCTTCCGCCGATACTTCTTCCACCGAAGCAAAGAACGATACGCCATCCGTTTGTCCACCAACCTGTAACGGAATGAGCGTGCCCGGCTTGACAGAAATACCATTCTTCCATGCTCGCCCACCACCCGCGCCACAAAATTGGTCACGTGGATTTAACTCGCCATTAGACCCATTACTTCCAGCGCCGATGACCATGACGTTAACGGAATTTACATTCACTGGACATTGAAAATAATGCAGGCCGGCAATATTGAAAACCCATTGGTTAACAGTGGGTTTTTGTCGTTTGAACTTGATAATCATACTTTGGAGTAATAAAGGTTGATTTTCATACCGATGGTATTCGTGCCCGGATTGACCACCTTCACTTTGATATCAGTATCTTCAGCGACGATAACATCTGTTAAGTAAATGACATCCATTGGTGTAGAAACCGTTAGATTCATATTGATATCGCCAATCGACACTGCCAAATCAACCGACGATGTATTGGACGAGAAATAGATTTTCAGTTTGGACACTTGACTAGCAAATGGCATTTTGAAATGATAATCAGTGATATCGAGAGATGTTATTTCATCGGAGCATATCAACACCATCGACTGTTCCGCATAAAAACTGGCCGGTTTGGAATTGACTAACTCAGCATTCAAATTTTTGACCAGTCCTGCATTTTGAACTTGCAGTAAATTAGTTGAAAGCAATCCACTGGTAATGAAATTGGTAGTTACTTCATCAAATTTTGGGGATACGGATGAAGCGGGAGTATAACCAAGTGCAGTGACAATCTGTTTATTTGATAAATGGAACGGTGTGTTAATCCAATATCCGTCAGTATACGTTAACAGTTCTCCCTCTTGCGGGTTGGAGACTTTAACATTTTTCATGATGGAGAAATCGAGTGATTTAACTACTGATTCAACCCGTTCGGAGGTAAAGTAAAATCCATTCCCTTCCGGTATGTCAGAAGTGGTCAGTTGGATATTTCCCGTTTTGCCATTAACAGAAATGGTGCCGTTCGAAGCGGGATTCCAAGAAAATCCGTTATAAACTAATGTGTCACCAGGGGAAGCATTAGTTACATTGATTTTCAGCATGTCCATGAAGTTCATTGTTGCTCCTGATTGGTTTGATTAACAGAGTCTCGCACAGACCCTTCAGCATAGTTGTATTTCGCTGATACGAATTTTGAAAAGCCTTGAATACCGCCAATGTACGTCAGGTAGACGATGAACATGTCCATTGACAGATTATTACCTTGCGTTAACACAATGATGACCCAAGTGGCAGTGACCCCACCAATCAAATTCAGTAATTTAGTTGCTGAAACAGAAGTACCGTTACCAGTAATCAAATCCGCGAAAGCGAGATGGCCGAGTTTTTGTTCGTGAATGAATAACGCCATGATGCCGACATAGACCATGAACAGAAACATACTGTTCGGCGAAACATTTGTGATGGCTGTTAGAAATAGTTCTAGGTATTCTTGCATACAGTGTAAAATGAGTTTTTGTATTTACTTGAAGCCGTACCCGTAAATAATTCTAAACAGGTTTGTACAATGAAACTTAATCCAATTCTAGAGGCTATTTTTGCCAACTCGTATCGTCGGGTATTAACAGAAGCACTCAACAATACTGATTACACCCGGTTTTATAGGAACCATACGGCGACACGACCCACCAATCTGTTTGATAACGAAGCAAAAAACTTTGTGAATGGCATCATTGGTTTGGTTTTGACGCCCGTTAATTTGTATGAGCCATTCAGAATTTCTACTGACCTACCAAATGAAAATTCAGCCCCATCAAATGTTCGGTATAATTTTAGGAACGGAATATTGAAATTGAAGAATTTTTGCGTAGAGATGAATAATGGTCTTATAGAGCTAGTGACAGCCGTGCAAGATGCTGACCATGACATTTTTGAAGACGATGAGTTTGAAGAACAGATTGAGGATTATTGTGATGGGTTCATGTCAAAGTATAAAACGATGATAAAACAGTTGCAGGACACGCTAACGCTAGTTCCAGAGTATGCGCACATCAATCCGCACGTTCGATTCTGGGGTAATATGCTTCCGGGACAATTGAAGGGCGCGGTGATGGAGGTGCTAAAAACGGTGCATACCCATCCGCATAAAATGCATTATCAAGAAATTGGCAAAATTGGCAAATGGACTGCGGTTGAAGTTAATCCTGGAAAGGCGGTCGATGCTGCGCTTTTGAAACAGTATATGGCTGCCAATTCAGAGTGTGAATGGATTGAATCAATGTTCACCGACTATGAAGACTTCAAAGACAACTATGACCACCTTGACTGCACATTATTTTTTACAGGGGATAAAACGGAGTCTATTCTTTTTGAGCATGGTATTGATACAGTTGGAATCTTAGACCATAGTGGGAATACATTACATGAAGATGAAGCATCTAACGATGGTTTATATCTGAATGTGGCCCGAGTAATGGATGATTCCGATGCT